TTCACCTCAGGGATCGTCGTGTGCGCACCCCTCACACCGGGGGTGACCAGCACCGCCGACCAGCCAAGCTCCGACGACGAGTAGCTGATCGCGTTCTCCGGCAACCCGCCACCCTTGCCCTTGGCGAGCACCTCACGACACAAGCGCATCGCAGCAGCCTTCAACCCAGGTGGGGGGACATTCTGGCCGTGTTCGTAGCCGACCCTCACCCTCGCCCCAGTCGACCAGCCGCCACTGCGGGTGATCGTCGTGTCATCCGATCCCGGGATCGCCGCGCACTCCGCCGGTGTCAGGGTGGACAGGACCGTGCCATCATCGGCCAAGAACTCGGCCCACCGCACACGCCGCACCGTCGGCACCGACGCCAGCAACGGGCCCGACGTCGCCGCGAACGTCTCGACCGCGAACCGGGGCACGAACGCCTGCCCGCACCACTGCTCGATCTTCGCCTCCACCTGCTCCCGCGCCGTCGAGATCGCCGCTGGCGTGAAGTTGACCGCCGCCGCCATCGCTGTCTCCGCTGCCCGAAGCTCGGCGTTCGTGAACCACAGGCGGCCCACCACATCGACCAGGCGAGAGGCGTACACGTCCCCGCCGACCGTCCAATCAACCGACAGCACATCAATCTGGCGGGTCTGCGCCGCCGTCAACACATACTGGCGTGGCCCGGTCCCGGTGCCGGTGGTCGCCTGACCGGTGACGACAGCGGTGCCAGCGGAGCCGCGGACGGTCACCAGCACCGTGCCAGGGTCGACGGGTTCCCCGTCGGCCCCGACCAGTTGCCAGGTGAGCGTGAAGGGTGCGCCCGCTACGGCGCGCTGGTCAGCGACCTGCACCGGCTGCTACTTCCGGCCGCGCTTGGGTGCTACAGCGGCCTCGTCGGGGGCGGCGGCGGGGGCGCTGTCGCTGTCCGTGTCTGCCTCGGGTTCTGCCGGGGAGGCGGCGGGGGCGCTGTCGCTGTCCGTGGCGGGCTGGTGGTCATCGTCGCTCCCTTCGGTGGCGAGCCCGAGCGCGAGCAGCTGTGCGGCTTCGTCGTCGGGTAGGTCGATGCTGGTGCCGGGTGCGGGCCAGTCCTGGCCGTCGCGAGTCCCGGAGATCTGCACCTTCATGGTCACGTTCATCGGTTGTCTCCTTCGAATGGCTGGCGGTGTGGGGTGCAGCAAGCCGAAGCCGGCTGCACCCCACGGGGTCAGTGGGTGGATGGGTTAGGCGGCGTTGCCGACGAACGCCTTGATCGCGCCCGACTGGTCGGCCAGACCACCGTCGCCGCGCAGGACGCACTTGAACGTGGCCAGGTCAGCGTTGAACGCGAAGTCGTCGGACCGTTCGAACCGGATGTCCTTCACCTGCCGCACGAAGTAGCGGGAGAAGTCACCGAACAGCACGGACCGGGCCGACACCGCGACGCCAGCAACTGCCGGGTCGGTGTAGACAGGCTTGCCGAGCAGGGTGTCGGGCACGTTCTGCTGGAGTGACGGCTGCCACAGGTACTGGTTGGTGGTGTCCTTCAGTTTGCGGACCGCGGCCAGGGTGGCGTCCTTCATCAGCCAGGCGCAGGCCGGGCTCGACCGGTACGGGGCGATCACCGAGAAGTACAGGTCGATCAGGTTGTCGGCGGTGAACGCGCCGGTCACGCCGGCGCCGCCGGTCACACCGACCGTCGCCGCGGTGGCGACACCCTGAGGCTGACCGGCACCGGTGCCGGTCACCAGTCGGGTACCGAAGGCGTTGCCGACGGCACGACCGGCCTGCATCGCCAGGTAGCCGAGCAGGTCGATGTACGTGTCCTCGATCAGCTCGTAGCTGACCTGGACCAGCACCCCGTACTTGTAGGCACCGAGGACGATCTGGTTGAACGCCGGGTCGGACTCGGTGATGGCGGCACCTTCAGCGATTTCGCTGGTGGCCGTCGAGTGGGCGGTCGTCCGCGGAATCGGCAGGTTCTCGCCCTTGTCGGTGATGAGCACCGTCGGGCCGGCCTGCATCACGCCGGACACCTCGATCAGATGATCGACGAGCTGGGCGTAGAACGCGGTGCCGACAGTGTGGCCACCGGCGGTCGTCGGGGACTTCGCCAGGTCACGGGACTGGGTGGCGATCGCCCGGAGCTGGCGGACGTCGAACCGCTGGTCACCTTCGGGGGTGATCGTCAGGGCTCGGCGCTCACCGGCGAGGAACGCCCGCAAGTTCTTCTCGAACTCGGACGGGCCGGCGTCGGTGCGCTGCTCGCTGGTCAACGGACCGTACCGCTTCTCGGCGTCGGCCAGGTCGGCCTCGCGCTGGTCGAGGTCTTCGAGCCGCTTGCGCTGCTCGTCCAGCTCGTCCATCCGCTGCGACATCTCGTCGAACTTGGCGGACTCCTCGGCGGTCAACGACCGCTTGTCTTCGTCGCGTGCCTCGGCGGCATCGACGAGCTCGGTCATCTGGGTGTGGATGTTGGCGCGCTGCTTCAGCAGGTCACGCACCTTGGACTGGTACTTCACGGGTCTCCTCCTCGGGAGCAGGGTTGTGGGGGGGGTGCCTGACGGGTTGCTCCCTCGGTTCAGGCGGCTAGCTCGGCCAGCCGGAGACGGCGGCGTTGCAGATCGGTCGACGGTGGCGGCGTTGCTCGCCGCTGGTCGTCGGCCGACAGGAAGTCGCGCAGCCGGTCCTCGCGGGCTGCGGCGACAAGATCATCGAGGTTCACACCGCGGGCGTTAGCCAGCGACCGCAAGCCGACAGCGAGCCCGTCTTCCTCCGTCGCGAGATAGGCGGGCCATACGACCGGCGCCACTTCGTACAGGCGGGCCGAGGTCACGGTGACCACCGGGAATCCCTCGGCGGTCCAACTCCACGATTCGCCGTCGACGTTCGATCGGAACGTGAAGCTTGACCCGACGACGCTGCCGGCGCGGACCTTCTCGGCGCACCGGAACACGTCCGGGTCGGACGCTGCACCGACGATGGTGTACCTCAGCCCGACGTTGTCCTTCTCCAGGGTCAGTGTCGCCGCGGACTTGCGGGCCAGGATCGCGGCGTCGTCGTGGTTGTAGGAGGCGATCTGGTCGTCGTCGCGCAGCGAGTCGTCGAGCGCGTCGGGGGCGAACTGCTCGACGTAGCCGCCAAGGTTCTGCGAGTACCGGTTCCACACCACCGCGTACCCGTCGATGGTGATCGTGTCGCCGTCGCGGACGGCGCGCATCTCCCATTCGGGGGACCGGTAGGCGTAGCCCTTCAGGCCGTGCGCGCCGGCACGGCACAGGCCACGGCGGCGCAGCGGGGAAAGATCGTTCACTGGGTGCCTCCTTGAGGCTTGGGGATCGACGTCGCGTACGGGGGCCACAGGGCGGTGCCGCCCTGGCCGTCGGGCAGGTCATCGAGGCCGCGGGCGCGGCGACGCTCATTCGGTGTCGCCATCCCGGACCGGATCAGTCGTTCGTCGACCTCGGCCGACGTCTTCGGGTCGGACCGCAGAATCGAATCCGGGTAGATCACCAGCCGGCGACTTTGCGGCAGCTGGCTGGACACCAGCCGCTCGATCAGCGTGTACACCGGCTGTAGCGCCACCCCGTCCAGCAGCCGCTGATTCATCTCGGGGTTGTTGTAGGTCAACGCGCTTCCGGTCTTGCCGCCCACCCACTCGGGCGGGACGTGGAACACGTTGGCGACCTTCGTGTTGATCCGGGCCTCCAACTCGTCGACACCGGACTCCGACGGCGACGACCGCAGGACGTCCACCTTCCAGCCCTTGCCCATCACCATCGGCTTGCGGCCCCGGGTGCGGCGCACCTCGTCGTAGCGGGCAGCAACAGCCTTCGCCTGCGCCTCGTCAATCGTGGAGTCGGTGTTGCCGAGCACCGCCATCGGAAGCCCGCCCGCCTCGAAGAACCCTCGCTCGTACGCGGCGGCCTTCACAGCGCGCTGAATGTCCACGTGCAACTTCGCGATCGGAGACACCCCGATCAGGTCGCCAGGGATCATCGGCGACCGCCGGCGAATCACCACATCCTCGGTATCGACCGGCTGCCCCTGGTGGGACCACTGCGGACGGCCACCCATTTTGCGGACCGTCACCTGATCCGGGTGCGCCCACTCGATCCGTGACGGCCAGTTCGTGGACGTCCTCGCCGTGACCAGCCCAACGATCCGGCCGAACAGCAGCGACGATGCCGACGCCTGGTACATCCACTCGTCCACCGCGAACGACGACGACGGGCCCGACAGCAACGGCCCCAACGGCACCGGGCGATCCAGCTGTCCCGAGCGGGTCACCTCAGCGAAGTCCATCATGGCGATACGCGACGAGATCAAGTCCACCGCCGAGAACACGGCAGCGACACCGAGTGCAACCTCCACGGACGTCAGCCGGCCCGACAGGTCGGACCAGTCGGCCGAATCCGAGCCCCACACGTCCTGGTAGGACACAGCGCGACGCTTGAACAGGACACTCACGAAGCGCCCTCACCGCCGGCAGAAGTGAGATTTCGGGCCGCCATCAGCATCGCCACCCCGGCAACGATCAGCCCCGCGGGCCAGAACACCACCGACACCCCAGCCACCACCAGCCCCAATCCGGCCAGTTCCAGCAGCGTCGTGAACCACTCCACGGGGCCTCCTCTCAAAAGATCTGCGACAACGGATCGACAACGGGCTCGACGGGCATCGTCATCGCCGCCTCGTAGGCCAGCACCGCCGCCACCGCAAGATCGATCTTGCGGCCATCCTCCGGTTTCACGAGCACGTACATCGTCCGCCCATCCGCCTCATCGGCAGCCGACCGGACCTTCTCCAACGCCGCCGCCAACACGTGACCCGTCAACCGCTCGTCATCAGCGTGACTGAGCGCCCCGGAACGCACGGCCGTCAAGAACCGGTCCACCGCCCGAGCGAACCTGGACCGCTGGTTGGTATCGAACGCCAACACCGTCTCGTCGCCGAACTCGGCCGCCCACGACTCCAACTCGGTCGCCCACCGGGGCGGGTCCCCGAACATGCGGCCCACCGTCCACGCAGAGAACGCCGACCGGACCGACGACCCGACCTCCAACCGTGGCACCGTCCACCCCCGGTCAGGGCGGCCATCATCGAACCTGGGCCGCTCCCAACAGCCGGCCACCCACAAGAACCCGTCAGCGGTGCAGCCAACCAGACCAGTCGTGTCATCCGAGATCGACCCGTCGAACCCCAACCCGACCCGCTCCGCCCCGGCCACCACCCGACCCGGGTCAGCGAGCTTCGCCCACTGCTCCCCGTCGACGGCGAGCCCGCCGCCCTTCGTGTTCCAGTTGAGGAAGAACTGCTCCGAGTCCCGCCACTTCGTTTCCGGGTCGCGGATCTCCTGCACCAGCCGGTCCAGATCCACCCACCAGGCATCCTCGTACGCAACCGACAGGGCCGCCCGCAACACCCCATCGGGGGCATCCAACGTCACCGGCACCCCGCCGACCTCACGTGGGGCCTCACGATCATCGACGTACACGCCAGCCGCACCGGCCTGCACCGAACGATGCGACCCCTCAGCCACAGACCCTTCACCGGGGATGAAACTGTTCGTCGTCTCGAACGACGCCCCACCCATCTTCGCGACGTTCCGGCGGATCGTCCGCGCCAACTTCACCCCACCATTGCGTGGCGTCCACAGGTGAGTCTCGTCGAGCACCCCGTACGTGATCGGCTGCCCCTCGCGGCTACCCGCCGACGCTGTCACCGGCTCCAACTTCGCCCCCGGCTTGTCCCGCAGAAAGCACCGCGTCAACCCGGCATCGACCCGCAACGCCTCGGCCAACTCGCCGTCGTTCTCGGTCAAGAAGTAGTACACCACCGACCACGTGTTGTCCGTCTGACCCTCCGACACCGCAGCAACCTGCACCCACGGCAACGGATCACCAGGACCACCCCACGGCACACCCACCGGCTGACCGGCAGCATCCCACCCACCAAACCGCACCGGCCCAGCGAACTCGGCAACAGCCTTCCCCGCCTCGATCGGCGACTTCCCCCGACCCTTCGACCGGCGGCTATAGCCACGCCGATACACCCGGCGACCCGTCAACGGATCCAACCGGAACCACTCCAACACCCCCCGAGCCTGCGAATCCGTCAACACGAACGGCTCAGCCGGGTCACGCGGCGACGGGAACAGATCCGCCCACCAATCAAGCACACCCCACCCGAGCGTCGGGAAGTCGTCAGGATGCTGCGGCTTCCACGGCATCACACCACCGACTGCAAGTGCCCATACCGGCCCGACCGAGACTTCGCCCCAGCCGGCACGGCCTGGCTCGCCTCAGCCTGCGGGGCACGCCAACGGCGATCCTGCTGGCCCTTCGGCGTCACACCGTACGTGTCCATCTGCAGCCGCAACTCCCCCGCGCGCTGAAACTCGCCACGCTCCACCTGGTCGTACAGGCGCACCAGTTGACGCAACCCCGGCAGATCAGCCGGCGACCAGAACGCCGCGAACCACGCACCCATCCACGTCACCCACGCCGACACGCTCGCCGGCATCAACCCCTCCGGCGGATCCGGCACCGGCCCGTGCTGCCAACCAGCACCCGATGCCTCCACCGGCTGACCACGATCACTCACCTTGTTGCGCCGAACCCGCAGCGACGGGTCCTTCGGCGCCGGTCCACGACCAGCCATCCTCACTCACCTCCTCGGGAACCCCAGGACATCCCAGACCCGTACACAACCCGAGCGACC